TACTAAGAATGAAAGCTTTCGTCGTACGGCAGAACTGTTTCGTCAACAGGGTATTAAGAACTACTACTTTATCCTGCAAATTAACAACCCTGCCCTGATCGGGGTTAACCCACGTGATGAAGCCAACCTGAGTAACGAACAGAAGGTCTGGATTCACAACGAGTGCAAAGAGAACTTCTGGTACTGCCTGCGTGAAGTACTGTGGTTAAAAGCAGAACAACCCTTTAAAGCCAACCGCGGCAACGTCTCCTTTATTTGGGCGTACCTCAACCACATTACCACGTACAACATCATGCCACGTCAGCAGGGCAAGGCCCAAGACGTTAAGAGCAAGATTCGTGTTAAACAAACCCTCCCCTCTGACCCGGTATGGAAAGAGATGGGAGACATTAAAACTGGTGACACCATTATCGACCCCAATGGTCAGGAGTCTCTGGTCAATGGCGTATGGCCTCAGGGCTACATGCGCACTTATGAAGTCGAGATGAGTGATGGTCGTAAAACCCGTGCAGCCACGGACCACATGTGGCGTTACCGCACCAACGCGGACTGCGGAGAAAACAGCTGGAGTGAAACCACCACGGCTTTCTTCCTGGAAATGTTGCGCAACCCGAATTATGCCAAGGATCCTATCCAAATCCCGCTGATTGAAAATCTCGAGAACAGTCGTAAAAACCGTGACCGACTGGGATACCTCATGGGAGCGTTTCTCAACGCTGAAGGTTCTGTGTCAAGCATTCCTTTACCGAATGTGGACACGAGCTACCAGGATGAGTTACAGGCGCTTCTCGACCGGGATGTGCTGGATAAGTTCAAGGTAGTTTGTAGTGACGGTCAGTTAAGCATTGTGCGAGCCGATGGAACTAACTTTGAAATCAACAATGACATCGGTTTACCAGTTAACCTGTTGGACAGCGATCTGCAGAGTCGTAAAGAGTTACTGCACGGTGTGCTGGATGCTTTGGGTGAAATCGGTACTGATGGTATTCTGATTAAATCCAAAGACACTATCGGTATGCGTCAAATCCAGTATCTGGTGCGGAGCCTGGGCGGTACTGCTCGTTACGAACGCAAGATCGAGAAGCTGATTATCACGTTGCCTGATGAGGTGCCGTATTTCCGTTTCCGTAAAGAACTGGTGCCGGGTTACAGCAACAAGCTGTTCGTCAAGAAGGTGTCGTTTGCGGGCGATCGTCCTTGTGTGTGTATCGAAGTCAACAACGATGATTCCACCTATATCACCGATGACTTTATCGTTACCCACAACACAGTGTCGGTGCAGGTCATTGACTTCTGGTTAACGTACATCATGGGTCGTAGCTACAAGACGCACCTGGTGACGCTGAAGTCAGATAACCGTGCGCAGTTCATTGAAGCGATCAAGAACATCCGTACGCAGATGCCGAGCTATTTGGTTAACCCAACCTACAAGGATAAGGACAGCGGTAACTACTTGACCTACCGTAGTTTTGGTGAGGGTCAAGCCAACGTCTTAACCATCTCGGTTCCGCAACAGTCTGAAGCCGCCGCAGGTGACTTGGGTCGTGGTCTTACGGTGGGAACAACCAACTTCGATGAACCCGGTTACATTAACTACATCGAGTCCATTGTCAACGGATGTACACCATCTGCCCTGACTGAAATGGATAACATGCGTGAGAAAGGTTTGCCTTACGCCATCAACTACATTACTACGCCAAACACCATCAAGCATCCGTCTGGTGCGTACATGTACCGCAACATCATGAACTCCACTGAGTGGCGCGAGAAGTTCTTCGACTGCTACAGTGAAAGTCATCTGGTGCACAAGTTGATTAAGCGCAGTCCAGTCAAGACTACCTCTCCATCGGTGGCCATGATTTACAACTACCTGAAGTTAGGTAAGAGCAAGGACTGGGTAACCCGCACTATCGACCAGCTGAAGCTGACGTTGTCCAAGGCCAAGATCGACTTACTGTTGATGTGGGTGGAAGACGGTGAGGACCGGTTGTTTGATGACGTCACGCGTGAGAAGTTAAGTGACAACAAGCGCGATGCGGTGTGGAGCAAGGAGTACCGGGAAAGTAACCTGTATGTTGACTTCTTCGTAACCAAAGAAGAACTTATCAAGATGTGCAGTCCGGACCACAATGACCACATCATCATCGGGTGTGATACCTCGTCGGCTATCAACAAGGATGCCTGTACGGTGGTGTTACGCAGTATGGTGACCGGTGACACCATTGGGGTGGGTCGTTATCCTCTGGCGTTCCTGGATGACGTGGCGGACATTGTAGTGGACCTGCTGGAATCGATTCATAACAGTATGCTGATTATCGAACGTAACTACGCGCACCACTTCATTGACAAACTGCTGATCACCCTGCAAGCCAAGGGAATGGATCCGTTTAAGAAGATGTTTAACCGCATCTACAACGATCCTGTTAAGTATGCCTCGCAGTTCGAAGAAGTTAAACGGACACGTGCTGGTGGTCGCACCAAAGAGTTCTATCTGCGCTTCAAGGAGTTCTTTGGCTTTAACACAACTGCGTCGACGCGTAAAGAGCTGTATGACTTTATTCAAGAAGCGGTGGCGGCTACGGGCGCAGGTCTGCACTACGATAAACTGATTGACGAGATCATTGCGCTGAAGATCAAGAACGATCGTATCGACCATGAACTGGAAGGCCACGATGACTTGGTAATTGCGTGGTTGTTGAGCTACTGGTTTATCAAGGTAGGTAACAGCAAAACTTATTACGACATCAGCCCACATATGGCGTTGACACGTACTAAGAATCTGTTGGCGGGTGGCGAGAAGAGTGTATTCGATGATCCGAAAGTCTTGGACATGATCGACCAAGTTCGTAAGCGTATTATCAAGCTTACCGAGGAGTACATCAAGACCAACGACAATATCTTGGCAATGCGTTTGGAATTTGAGATCAACAAGCTCACCAAACTGTTACCAAAAGAGGCGAAGCGCATTCACACCATCGATACCACCATTGAACAAGCGAAGGTTGAGCGCAACCAACGCATTATGAAACACCGACAAGCAGCATAACACCGAGGGAACAATGGAACATAATGAATTGATTAATCAGGGCATCGACGATCTCGTCGACGGTAATGAGAGCTACGCCTTTCGTTATATGCAGGGACAGCTGTACGCCAACGACATTGTTGGTTTAAATCACCTGGCCGGCAATGAAGGTTTGGTGGGCGCTATCTGGGAAAAGATCAAACAGTTCTGCGCCTGGTTAGTTAGTCTCTTCACTGGTAAGAAAGACACAGGTGTGGCGACGAAGGAAACAGGCATGAAGAGCGGTATGAAGGTTGACGTAACCAAGGCCAAAGTGACACCGGTCAAGGCTTCTGAGATCAAGGCTGATGTTCCCGCCCCTAAAGCGCACGAACCTACTGAAGAACAAAAGACCAAGGATAAGGTCACCATGGCGGTGGTGCCGTCTTCAGGGTCGGAAGCAAAAGAAGAACCCCGCCCGGTAACATTGGTTATGGTTCCACATAACCTTAAATATCTCTATCAACATTTGCAGAAGCTTGCGAAGAATTTTGCTGCTGAACTGGAAAGTTTGAAGAAGAATTATGAAACCGTTTATGGGATGCGTGACAGGCTGGGGAGTAACCACGAGTCTGTGTTCTCTGGCTTCTCCAAAATGACCCCTTCTGAATTTGCTGCAAAGTTTAATACTGTGGCAGCTGATTTTAAGAAATGGGAAACTCCGCCGGCTAACCTTGCCAGTATTACTGCTCAAGATGTTAATAACCTGGCGGGCACACAAATCACAAATGTGTGTAATCACTTAAGTGCGGCAATTAATGGATTAAATATTACTCCAGAAAATATCCGCAATAAGAATGTATCTAAAGAAAAGCTTTATAGCTTTTTTGAAGGTCATCTTAAAACAGTGACTGACCAACATGAACGTGAGGCGTTGTGTAAGGCGTTAGTGCGTTACTGTCGTTTGGACTTTGATATCTTCAGTATGTTCGAACTCAGTGACACTCTTAGCGATATCAAACTAGATATCATGACCTGTAAATATTTGGTTAAAGCCCCACAATAAGTAAACATAAATAATAACTACTACTCCCTTGCGGGAGTAGTAGTTAGTTTATTTCAATCAGTGGACCATCGCTTTCAGAGGCTTTGCCAATGGAACCGTAACCAGGATCAGGTTATCTTCCACCTTGACATTCATCCCGATAATCAGTTCGCGATCGACGTGCTGTTCGACCAGCAGTGAATCCATGAATGCACTCACCAGGCTAGTCATGTTCAGACCCATGCTACCCAGGTTGTTGAAGTTCAGCCCTTTGGAAGACAGACTGTACTTCAGCGCCACGCCATTACGGTTGCTGTCCAGCACCACTTCGCTTTTGAACACCATATCGTTCATAGAGATTTCGTGGTCTTTAACCCAACGTTGAACCGGCAGGTTAAACATGTGCTGATTAAACGCCGAGATAACCTGAAGACTGAACCAGGCTTTCAGATGGTTAACCGCCATGGCAGAGTAAACAGGTAGATCAAAATTCGCTTTAGAAAGTTCTGTGTGTGCAGTCATAATGGTTCACCTACCGGGATCACAAGGGTTTTCGGGCTTAGTCGCTGTAACAAGGAACAAGCCTCACGATAACGTCGTTGGTGGTGCTCGAACTTCTCTGGGTTTTGGAATTCTTTCTCAATAACCTCGAGGTTCTTTTTCTTCTTTAGACGTCCGATGTAAGTCGGATGCGAAATCTGCAACAGGTACACCACGTCCGGATGGTTGTGGTTGTTGTGATTCAGCACCGGCATCATACCCATGGTTTCCTGGTAGACCATGGAACTAATAAAGTTACGATCACTGATGACGATCTTGCCAGACTCTAACGCAGGGCGAATAATCGCGTTCCAAAGATAATCACGGTTCTCTTTGTAAAGACGATACAGCTCGCAGCTGTTAGTGGATTTCGCTGACAGGAAGTCACGGATCTTCTGACCAGATGGATGCCCCATAAACGGTTCAGATACGGTAAGGATCTCTTTGCCGGTTTTCGCATACAGCTTTACCAGACTTTTAATAAACAGGGATTTGCCTGCGAGATCCATACCTTCGGCTACGACGTACATTTGCGACTCCTTGCCAGGAGTTTTCCCCACGCGTTACCGAGTTTTTCAACAGGAGTAGGCTGGTAGTTACGACGTGTGTTGTACTTGGTCGGCATGATCTGTCTCCAACTGAGCAGGAGATTGATTCTTAACCAGAGTTCTGAAGAATTGATTCAGAATCTGCCCTTTACGACCAGCACGTTTAACACGGTTTTTAGGAATGCGTTTAGTAGCCATTATTTAGCCGCCTTAGAAAGTTTGAACATGATCCAATTGTTAGATGACATACTGGAACCACAGGGAACAAAGAGAGCGCCGGTAACCACGTTACGTAGAGCAAAGTAGTTACCGTCCTCATGAATAACGACGGCGCGTCGCAGGCACTGACGATGATCGACCCAGTCTTCGCAACGGATATAGTCAGCTTCACCTTTGAAGAGCATATCCAGCGCAACGCCAAAACTAACGCGATCGTCTTCACCAGGAACTTCAGCCCACTGACCCTTGTTTAGGTTGTCCATGGTGATGTTCCATTCTTCCTCACGTCCGTCTTTATTACGAACATAAGGTTGATAGTGCGTACGATCCAGACCTTCTACCGGTTTGGTGTAGACACGTCGCCCTGCACCTTCTTTGGTAAAGTTCTGTATTTCAGCGATATTGCCGGTTAACATGCCGTTGAATAATGCGGCAGTGTCTTTAGGCTCTTTCAGCTTACGTTGGGTATCCATGTGATACTCAACCAGCTCACCGATTTGTTCAACGATTACATCACGAACAGTTTCGATGCTGGGTACTGAGAGGTCTGGCAGTTTTTTCGTGAGTATCTCAATCAAGTTATACTCCGTTGTTTTAACATCGTCAGTCATAAACCCGCCTTATTGGTAATTATCTCTTGTTATAATTCGTAAGCACATATAAACAAGAAATGCAGTTCTCAGTGAAATTATAGTGCTCGGTGTGCGGATACCTGTTTGACTGGTAACCAGCTCATCACCGAACTGTCTCAAGAACAACACGGTTTCATTAACGGAGCGAGGCGAGTTGTATGCACCTTTCATCTTACGCGCTACGTCAACAACATGAGTCTTCAGAATATTGTTAACACGCAGGTACTCAAAGAGGTGGACAGTTAATTCATCAACGAACTTGTGTGCATGTTCCGCACCTTTCTTGTTGTTGTAGATGCCCGGGAAGGCTCGCACAACGTAAGCCAGCTTGTCAGTACCACCAAATTCAGCGATTTTGCAGGCATAGCGAATCAGCTCTTCTTTGTAGAAAGCTTGTTCAGAAACCAGCACACTCTCAATATAACTTTTATACTGGGGGACTTCCTTGCCGACGTTCTTGATAGTAACACCGTCTTCTAACTTCACGGTATTACCTTCGATACTCAAGATATCGGTTTTGTTCTTGACATCATGGAACACCTTGTTGATGTCATTGATCACGCCACGCAAGCGGTCCTGGATATCACCCACCATGTAAACAACCTTGGCGTCGTTCTTCATGGTGGTCAGGGCTTCGTGGTGAATACCAGTGCGGGGATCCAGAATGAACTCTGCACGGGCTTCGATCAGTGCACGCCAGCTACCGTAACGTTTGATGTCATACTTCAGTGACAAACGGTTATAGGTTTCAATGGCAACTTCACGACGAGCCAGGAAAGGGTAGTCGTTGGCCAGAATACTGGTTAGACACTTGTAGTGGTACATGCAAATGATGTCCACCATGGCTTGGTGCTTGGTCTTTTGATCCAGCTTCTTGGAGTTATACGCCTGGCAGAGCAGATATGGAATAGACATATTCCATGGATCGGATACCACGTTCCACTCTTTCTTAACGATACCGGTGGCGATCAGTGCTTCATAGATCTGGTCTTCATCCGCATCGTAGATCTCAGTGAACCACTGGTTACGGTCAGCTGTGGTAAAGACGATCTTCTGCAAGCCGAGGTAGGGTGAACCAAAAAACTCAGTGTAATCAGTCATCCCTTGACGACGTGTGGTAAAGGAATACACGTAACGACGTAGGCGTGTGGCCCATGCCTGGTCATACTCTTCCACATCCTGCTTGAAGTAGATGTCAAAGATCTTACCCGAACCTGCGACGTTATACGCCTCAAGTCCTGCGAACATTTGTAAGAAGTTTTCAAGTCCGTCTAACTTCTCTTCAAACATAAAGTGTTGTGCATCAAACTGTTTCATTTATTTACACTCGTGAGGTTGTCGATTGTTTTGTTGATCTCTTGTGCGGCGTTATTAACGTACAAGATCACTTCGGTCATGAGTTGGAGATTGTTCAGGGTCAGCACCATAACTTCGTGTGCATGACTCGCTGCAAACTCCTTTAAGCTGGTTTGTGGAAAAGCCTCTGTCAGCTTAGAGGTCGGTTCACCATAGAGCCAAAGCTGATCGTGATTACGTGCAGTTGGCAGACACAGCATCTCTGTGTAAGCGTGTAACATGTTGTTCAACTGATCACTTACGCTGAAGAAAGTTAATGTGGCGGAAGGGTACAGCGCTTCTCCTGTATAGTCTTTCTTGAGTCGCTCTATTGCCTCGGACAAATCGTTTGCCGCATTGAGTAACACCGATGAAGCCGTTTTGTACCCGATGTCTTCGTTATCAACCAGTAATGCGTACAGGCGTTTAGCATTGTTGCGGTAGCGTTCAACGCGCAACGACACGAAGGTCTGACTCTCCACTAACCGAGTTAAACAACTCACATACTCCCTGACATTGACCGGGCGAGTTAATGCTGCGAGTTTTATGACGTTGGCATCAAGGAAAGAGTCGTAGATCAGGTATGATCCAACCAGTTCATGATAGCGGTTTATGCTCTTTGCCCACAGGCTGCTGAACCAGTTGAAGATATAAGTTTTGCGTGTTGCCTCTTCTCCATGGTAACGACCGGGCATTCCGATGTCATAGGCAGAAGCTTGACCGTGAAGAAAAAGCTGACCGCAGATATAACGTGCATCGAAGCTTTCACGATCCAAGCAGTAATCTTCCAGTCCGTCGATTAAACGATCAACAGTACTCTTAGTTGTGTTTGGCATGTTCGCCTCAGATAAAGTTAGTAACATAAAACTGATTAGGAGGCGAACCCCCTAATCAGATAGCTACTTGGGTTTGCTCCAGAACTTCTCTTTGTGGATTGCGCTGGCGATACTGTAAACCACTTCACGATCACCTTCACGGAACTGAAGGTTCATGTTAGCGAGACGAGTCAGCGTACCGGCTACGGTATTTTGCAGCTTGGTATCAGAGATCGGAGCGATCACTTTATCAATGACTTCGTTCAGCTTATTCGACTTCCACAGCAAATCGTGATAGTAACGGAACGTCACCATCGAGTCGCTCATCTTGAAGCATTCTTTTAGGTTAGTGTAAAGAATGCCAGGACAAGCCTCTGAAAGCTGCTTCGCCGAATCCAGTTTCTCCAGGCGACCAAACACCGTGTCCATTTCAGCAATGTAGTTATGGACGTGGTTAGGGAAAACGGTTTCGCTAACGTTTTCCAAACAAGCGAAATTCACCTCAGGATTTTTCCCTAACTCCTGGATTTCTTTAACGAAGTTCTTGTGCTGTTCCACTGCCACCATCAGCCTGAGTTTAACACGGTCGAATTTCTCCCGCATTTTACCCAAGAACTCTTTCCATGAGTCGCCATGGAAATCGTAGTTGTCCAGTTCACTGTGATATTTGACTTTATTAAAGATGGTCAAAATAGAACCAGTCTTAACGGTGAAGATAAGCGGCTTGCTTTGGAACAATCCTTTAAACTTCCTAACAATCCACGCACAGAACTGTTTGATTTTGTCAATAACCGTTTGGACAATCCCTTCGCTACCATTGACGTCGTTGAAACCGATGACGTCGTTGGCGTACAACTGCCCTTGGTAATAACGAAAGGCGTAGCTTTCAACCCCGGCCAGTGAATCAGCAATACCCTGGTTAGTGAGTTCGAAATGTTGATCCACGTTACATCCTTCTTGGCACAATGGCCGCGATAGCGTTGGCGACACGCCGCACATCAGAGTAACCCATGGCTTGTGTCCAACTGGTTTTAAACAACTCGCGATACTCTTTCCACGCATCACGGTATTCAGAGATGTCGTCGCGAATGTTATCCAGGCTAACACCACTGCGACGCACCGCTTCTTCAGCAGGACGTTTACAAGTACGGAAGATGTAGTTCTTGGTGGCGAGGATACACAGGTCACCGAACAGATCCCAAGAGCGCGGATCGATCACAGACAGGTTATCGTCGTATTCCAAGATCATCTTACCTACCATGGAGAACAGCGGATTGGTCATCCCCTCAATCACAAACGAGTTGTGGCCGTTCATGTGGATGGTGGTGAACGAGGTTGGCATGGCGCGGCTACTCTGAAGACTGTCGAGTACACCGCTCAGCATTTCGTTCATTACACCCTGTCCACAGCTTGATGCCGAGGAGTTCAAACCCAGCACACCCGTAACTGAGTTCATGGAACCCAGGTACACTTCCGTCACGTTAACGATGTGGCGACCGCCCGTGATGTGCATCGGGCACTTTACTTCTACACAACCATTACCCATGTCGCGAACACGACTGCCGTACAAGTCAATGTATTCGGTTTTACCGCCATTGATTTTGCACGACGGAAGTACCGACGCATGGATAACTTTTTCACGTATGCCTTGTTCAACTGTGGTCTGATCAATGTGATCGTACCAGTTACCCATGAAGTTGCCGTTGGGATTCGTAAAGGCAAGCTCCAGGAGATACTGGTCGATGTCAGAGTTCTGAACCATGTTGATGGCATGATCGACGCAGCTCATGCTATTTATCCTCTGTGATGACTGTCATAGCATTTATAATAGAATTAATCTGAAACCTATATCATCTGGGTAGTATAAAAGTATTTAAACCATTTCCTTAGGAGACAACCATGAAACCTGTTAATCGTCGTGAGGGATTCGATGTCGTTATCGATACTCCTCGTACTGTGGATGAAATGAGTTCACAAGAAAAACGCTATTTAGATGTGCTTGAGTTTTTGCAAGCTACAAAAACACTGTATCGCATATTGCTTAATAGGCCCAATGTTAAACAACATACTAAAGCTGAAATCCGTACCGCACTTTACGCAATGGATGATGTCGGTGATATGTTAAGTCGTAACTCTTCTATCAAAGAGTTAGATGATGGTTGGCGTATCGTGCAGAAACATTTCAACAACTACGCGAACTTTTCTAAGCGGACAAGAAACCGGAGATAAATATGAGCATTCTGGATGTACTGGAGGATTACAACGGCACCGTTCACCGGATGTCAGAAAGTCGTTTCGCGTTAACCTTTTGGTTTGCCCTTCCTGAACGTGATGGAGCGGGTGAACTCAAAACGGTGTTCTTTGCAGATGCTACCAACTGTAATCGTTTCGCTGCGGAACAAGCGCATGACAGCTTCAAGCCCACGGTTTATAACCTGGGCAAACCGCAATACAACGAGCAGTTTAACTTTGCTTCTTATGGAGTGATCTCTACCGATCTTCGCGAAGCATTTAAACACCGTTTATTGCATCCTACCCGCTCAGTATTGAAAGGGAAGATCTTAACACGTTCAGAAATTAATGAACGCATTAAGCAAGGTCTGGTGGTGGTAATGGTTCAACGGGATTATGACGGGGAAGAGGTGTGTTTCTTTACCGACAATCATATATTCGGCTATACCATTTTGCCATCAGACTTCGTGGCAACAAGTTTTAATTCACCTATCAGAGTTTCTACTGATGTGGTGGAAGCCGGCTACATTACCAGCGTCGATGAGTTCCTGGCAGCATACGGCGCTAATAAAAAGATCTTGTGGGATATTAATGGGCTGTTGGATGAACTCAATATCCCGGAGGAATAATTATGAAAAAGTTACTGCTTTTGTTAGGGGTGTTATTAGTAGTGGGTTGTGATGCTCGGAATGTGGTCAATGACAATTATCTTGTTGAGCACTCCTGTATTTACAGCGGACAATTTATTGAAAAGAAAAACGCTGCCACCGTGTACATTTACAACTGTCGCGATTGGCCTTATAAACCACGTGTGATGTCAGACTCTCTGATCCGTTCTGAATAACAATAAATGGGGTGGTCAACACCCTAAAGGAACTCCCTATGCTTATCTATTTATTCGTTGCAGTGACGGCACTCCTTGTAGGTGGCTTTGTTTATGCGCTGATTGCCGTTTATCAGCAGGATGAAAACATCCGTAAAGCTATTACCGTGATTCGCGATAATCGCATTTCTGTTCGCGTGGTTAAAGGTAATTCGACCTATAACTTCCGCCTACCCTACAAAGAGTTTTCCATGGGTTTGTCTGATGACACTATCAGATGTTTGGTGGATGAAGCGGTGATTCGCGCCGTTCACGCCAATAAACCGGGTAAAGAAAAAGTGGAACACAACTTTTCTATTACCTCTGATTATGCCAACGAAGCAAACCGCTTCCACGCGCGCCGTATTGCAACAACATAAGGAAATCAGATGCACGCTATCCTTTTAATACTTGCAGCAATCACCGCTTTCCTCCTGGGTCATACCACCGCGTCTTATCAACAGGTAAAACGTCGGGCAGAGTTAGCGGGTCGCCGAGACGAGCAGTTAAATCTCTCTGTTAAGCAGGTCAAGAAATATTTGATCAAAGCTTCTGTGTGCGCAGTGATCGTTAATGGGTTAAACGTGATTTACAATTTCATTCTTTAGTTCTATTCGGGAGAAGTAGAATGAGTACCATGTTTAAGCGCCGTAAACCAAAGATCCCCCACGATGCACTTTGTGAAGATCTCAAGCAAACTATTATTGCGCTGAAGATACGGGTCGACAGCCAACGGGTGCTAATCAAACACCTTAAAAAGATGAGCCGCAATGAGTTGGTATTGCTGGTAAGTCGAACCAGATCAAAAGAGATTCTGCGCACTCTGCGATCAGAAATCGTAAAAGCGCAGCGATTGGACGCGATACTGCGTGGCTATAAAGATCGGTATCGTGCCGCACACGGTCAACTCTACAAGAAGTTTCTTGCTCGACAGGAAATGCTTAAATAAGTTTTAGTTAAAAAATAATCTGACACTGCAGAGGGAAACCTCTGTGGTGCCTGTATATTTGTTTTAATAATGGGGTGTCAAATGATTAAGATTAAAATGGATTGGATAAGTGAAATCGGTAATCGATCTCGTGAAGTCATTATGGTTCAGGATAAGTTCTTTATTGTTGAGTTGACAGGTAAGGCGGAAGAACCGACAGAATTAGAAGCACTGCAGTTGCTTAACCGAGTGCTTGACTCTTATCGCAAGTTTATTAACAGCCCAGAACACGCTACGATGACGCGCCTCAAAGTTATTGATGTTGAGTATTACTGGGATTGGGAAAAGGACAAGGAGAGTGGGGAATCGAAAGGTTCTTTGTTTGACTATCCAAGTTTTAATGGTGTAGTCGGAATGAAATACTTTACTCGCGCTCACGCCGAACAATTGTTGCCTATACTTAAAGAGGAATTTGGAAAATGAGTAATATTCGAAAACTGAATGACATTCTTACCTGGGTTCAGCATGGCGAACAATATGTAGATCGCTTGCACGGTAATCTGACAGCCGTTGTAAAAGAAGCTTACTGCGCGATCCGTGCTGCGGTTAAACAGGAAATGACCAACCTGCCTGAATTGGACGGGTTGGTAAAAAGCATGAAGATCATGCAGCAGCAGGGAAGCAACCCGTATAACGGCTACGAGCGCAGTGTTTTGATCGACCGTTCCAGAGAACTGCGTCAGGGTTTGTGGATTCAGCGTTGTAATTACCTGAACGCACTGAAGGCCCAGGAGCGCACGCTAAGCGCCAAGCTAAGGCATTCACTGGATGTCAGGGCAAACGACTGGCCAGCGCTCACCCGCTTGCGTGGTGAGCTGGATGCGGTACGTGGTAAGATCACAGCAGTGGAAGAAGGTGAAGGCAAAACTTTCTTTAAACAATCCATGATCAATGAAGCCATTGATCTGAACAAATTCTACGCGGGAGAATGGTAATGAACACTGTATCTGAACAAGAATTTAAGATTTACCTGGAAACTGTCTACCGGTCAATGGGTAAAGACCAAGCTAGTTTGCTCGGGGAAACGATAGTAGGTCTTTACAACGCGTTAAATTGGGGTCTTCATGAACAACAAGAGGTCGTTGAAGTTACCGCAAAGCTGAATGAATACCTCCAGTCCGGTGGTTTGTTTGGACACAACAGAAACTATGAGTTGTTGCAGCAAGTCAAGGCTTCAACTTGTGTTCTGACAAAACGTCTTGGTGCGCATCAGCAGGAGTACATGGGGGCGATTGCGGAGCATCTGGATCTGTTGACTCGAACTCACGACGCGGTGAGGGCTTCGGCTACCTCGGTCATGGATATTTCTAAGCTGATGCAGTTACAAGAAACTTTTAATCGGGTCAAAGAAGATTACGATCGTCGTAACCGTTTAACCGATGAGCGTTATTCCTATCGCAATAGTGAACTGCAACGGTTGGAAAAGAACAACGCCTTTATGCGTAAGATGTTAAACGCTGAAGAGCAAAGAATCAAACCCGCTACCACTACGATCAGAAGCCGTCGTAATGTTATCGTGGCTGAGTTCTCTGGTCTTACTCTTTACATCGATGTGGGGGGAACCAAATTATACGACAGCTTAGCGGCGATGATTGCCGGTTATTGCTATCAGGATCTTTTCCCTCTTTACGGAGAAGGCATGGATAACAAGATCACCACCGGTGAGGTTCGTCAGCTATCTGTTTGTTTCAAACATGTAGGTGAAGGCAAAGGTGAAATCGTATTTCAGGAAGTGGCTGATGCCGAAACCATCAAGTCATTTGAAGATACACTTTACAACAGAAAAGCGGAGTAGCAGTTATGGCTAAGAAGTTGTTAGAGATTTGGCAGGAAGGTACTATCCTGTTGATTAAGGGTAAGTTGGCTTGGTTGGTTGATGTAACCAGTAAAGAAGAGATGTCCCATGCAGATGCAATGGATATCGCTAACCACATCATGCTCTATCAGGAAACGTTAGATGTACCTGATAACAGTGTGGGTTGGGTAGTGAAGTACAACTACGAAGGTGAAGGTGAAGGTGAAGTTATCGATATCGAACCATTAAGTGCTGAAGTATTAGCGACTATCAATCCTTCCTAACACGTGATCCTACCCTCCCGTAAAGGAGGGTAGGTTATCATATTTATTAATTTTTAATTGCGTTATGTAATCTTATGGATTCCTTTGGGGGAAACCCCAGGAAGGGGGCTATTCACCTTACTTACTATATATTACTATTATTACTAATTACACTAGGTAATAGTAAGGTGAATCATAGTAAGAGAGACAAGAACACTACTACCTACTCTAACTCCGTAAAAGGGGTTAGGGAGAGGTTAACTTGAAAAAGATTATAGATCTATATTACTAAGGTGTAGTAACCGTAATAAAACAAAACTCTATTGCTTATTAAGAGTAGGGTGTGTAATCAATTTAACAAGGATAGGAGGAGATGTTTCATGCAAGAGGTCATTAACACCGCTGAAGACTTGGTATTCGTAATTAAGCGGGATGTCAAGGAAGTGGTGAATAACGTTAATCATATCCGTAACGTTGAAGACATTGGTTTAAAGACCATGGCGAAATTACACGGAATCTTGATGGACTGTAAAGCCATGCTGCAAACCGCGGACCGTTTCTTGAACCGTGTTATGGACGTCGAGGTTGTACGTCTGGAGTATCGTCGTTTTACCGTGTGGTTAGAGGAAACCAAAAACAAGGTTGTGGAGATCTTGGAACTGGACAAGGTGATTACCGTAGCAGACTGCGAAGCGTTGGAACAGCAGGAGCCGTGGTATCAACCTATCATGAATACCAAAAGCATGTGTGGTGGGCTGTTGACCGTGTTAGCTGTTGCAGTGGTCATCACCATCATCTCAAACTTAGTACGTATTCTGGCATAACAACTATAAAGAGTAAGAATGGATAGTAATAAACGCGGTACTGGAAAGAACACCCCCTATCTAAACGTAGGGGAATACTTTAATGAATACCTGGGGGTGCGTACATTAAGTTTTGTCCACCCCTTTACTCATAAACCGTTTGTGCTTTTAACGGATGTAAAGCCCCAGCACGTTTGGGGAGCAGAGGAGAGGCAGCTTTACTTAGAGAACATAAACGATTTATTGGAGTTATACGCCCACGAGAAAGCGAACCCCTATATCGGTCAGTATGAAGCAGGCAAGGTCGGCAAGAACATCAGCTTTAAGTATTCCAACGAAGCGTTGATTCAACACCTCACCTTTAAGACAGAATTCAACTGGCTCACTAATCTAACCATGCAGCGGCACAACCGTTGTATGCGCTTACTAACTATCGTTACCATTTAATCAAAAGGACATTATCATGAACTTCCCTCCACTGAACGTAAACAACCTTGCCATTCGTCACGTTATTTTACCGAACTTGGGACCGGTATTTTTAGTGGACAACTTCGGCCTCGTGTCTGCTGATAATACACAGGGCGTTGTTGAGGCAGTCAAGCAGTACTTACAAACCCATCAACACCCTAAGTCTCTAAAGGATTTGGTCATTCAACTCATGGAAACGGGTGTCAGTAGTCTGCTTGCAGCAACAAACCACTCCGCATACGCTGTTTACAAGATGGATCTTTATTGGGGCGTCGAGTTTATTGGCACAGGTCACATCTATGAGTTAGCTTCTCAAGAGCAGGTCGCTGAAGTATTAGGTGATGCTGATGCGCGGAACCGAATGGTTGCTACCAACATTAGTATTCGCAACAGCCTACCTGAACCTCTTTACGTGGGCTTCACTGCGTTAAGTCAACCTATTCAGAATGGCTACTGGACGGGTAATGTAGGGCACGTGAATGGAGGTGATCCACTTGCTATGCTGGGGCGTCCTTTACCGATGCAGCTGGTGACGACTCGCATTCCGGCTAAGCAGAACAGTCAAGCAGTCTGGGGTGTTGATAGCATCTTGATTGCATTGGAAGAGGCGGTGGATACACCGGAACAATCAGACGTACAAAAACGTTTCGAGGCGGTAGAGAAAAGATTAACAGCAGTACGTGGTTATCCGCAGCTTTCTCAACCGCAAATGGCTGCATACCACAGCTTAGGCGCCTTTGTTAATACCGTTCGAAATAACTCAGAAGACTTTCCTCTCACTGAAGATGATGTCGAGCGTATGGAAGCTTACATCGACTTTATCGAAAAGCCTGCTGAAGAACTCTCTTCAGCTTATCCTCTACCAAAGGAAAAGCCAATTGATCCGCGCGCCATTGTTGTTAAAGCTCACCAATTCTTAGCTCAACAACAAGCAGACCAGACCGGGACGTACCCTCCGTTGGTGGGAAAGATCGCGATCTGTGTTCATTCAGTGGCGCACAGGTTAAGTCCTTCCGAATTATTTATTCGTTCGCTTTCCGAAGCGCTGGAGTCAGCAGAGCCGTCCACGGTCATCCAACCAGTGAACCTTACTTCGGCCAATGCGCAAATCCTCGGTCGCCTGCACAACAGCGCCCTACCGCGCACACTGTACCAATATCCGGGTATGATCTTTGGTCCTGTAATGAACGGTGGGCTTTCGGATGTAATCAACAGGATCATCGAGCAACGTCGTCAATCTAACGACGTCGTACTGCTTAATGAGACGCACTTCAAGATCACTGATGTCAGCGACAAAGCGTTTGTGATCACGGATAAGACATTTGGTGGTAGCCTCACACTGCACATTACTGAGTCGGCCCAGAAAGAGACTTTACTCCGTCGTTTGAACGGGTTAAAGGAATTGATACTGGAAGGGCGTAATGCGCTGTACTACACTGACACCATTCTCAGCGCAGGGGAGAACGACTTCTGGAAGTTAACCGACACCGTTATCAGCGGTCCGGTCAAACTTGTAGGTAAAACCGTTCTCCACAACGTTGAGCTGCGCGCTGGTAGTTATGTCGATGCAATGATCGAAAACGTTAAATAAACCGATAGAGGGGGCTTAGGCTCCCTTTATCATTTCACCCTTATTCGATGAGAAGACAGCCATAAGTGGACTTCCTAGAGTCTATTTAATCTTTTTTCTAAAACTTAATCAAGGAAAACATTATGAGCGCTATCACTGATCCAGAAATTATTGGTTGTGTTATCAAAGAAGTATCACTGAATTCATGCATCGTGTCCAGTGATGTGACCGGCGGCAGATTGTGGGTGCATTACAATACACCCGAAGAACGTCAAAGCGTGCTGACCTGCTTATCTAAGGTCGACGACCTGGAACTCATGGGCGACAGCGCGCTCCACTATTCCAAAGAAATCTTAACTGCGGAGGCAGGCGGATGTTGGTCGTTTAACAACACCCAGATTTCAGGTGGCTTTCCCCTGGTTAAAAACTTCTTTTTAAACAATGTCTGTATTCAAGGAAAAGAAGACACGGTACAAGTTTATTCTCTTAATTAACCAAACAATGTAAAGATTACGCTCTCATTTAATCTTTTTTCACTAACAACTCATCTTACTGTAACTGAACCGCATTTTTAAGGATTTCAAATGGGCATCAACCTGTTAACCGCGACTGAACTCAAAGTTGACCGTTTAAACCGTGACACACGTACCACCCTGCACAGCAAGGCCATTACGGTTGACCTGAGCTGGCAGGAGAAACACGGTGGCTTTTCCGGTAAGGTGATGTATCTGCCTACGGATAAGAAACGTTATCCAGCCGCCCCCATGCAGTTCTATAACGTTATCGGCAACCACAACAAAGTCGTGATGTTAACGGAAGGGTTCGGTTCTATCGTAACCCGAGTGTGCGAGTCTATTTTAGGCGCACGCTACAGTTCAAAGCTCTTCCACGCTACACTGGTGGATGACGCTAACGCATTGCTGGACAGTGAAGATGTCCGTAAGAGACTCAATCTTACGTATCTTTTCAATGCCGGTGATCTTAACTACCCCTCTGTCATGATTGGGGATAACAAAAAGGTCCGCACCTATATGGAGGCGATGGACCAAGAACGATCAAGCTTAGAAATGTTCGCTGAATACTCCAAAGCGGGGAAATTGGTTTGTATTCACCGAAAGTCGAAAAATGCAGCACCGGACTCTGAACACTTTGGTCTATTAACCGCCACCGGTATCTTATACCGTTTAGAAGTTGAAGACGAAAAAGTTATCGGCTACGCGGCAATCGGCTGTATAGACCTTTAAGAAAAACCACCATACAAATTAATTTTGCTCAATTCTTTTACTCAATAAGGTAATACCCATGACTACAATTGTTTATGCTGATGGCGTTCTGGCTTCCGATTCTCAGGTTACTCAGGGTTTCAATGTTAAGCTTCCCTGCAAAATGCAGAAGATCTACGAACCTGGTGAAGGTAAACGTTGGTCGCTGTACGGTAAACGTATCCTGGCAATCGGTGTGGCTGGCGACGCAGCTGGTATCTACGAACTGATGGACCACCTTGAAAAAGGCATCATGTTTGATACCAAAGGTAAACAAGACGCGTGGATTAACTGTATTGCCGTCGCTGACGACAAAACCATCTTTATCCTGGACACCTATGGCGATCGCAAGCATGCAATGTTTGTGAACCTGCCGGCGGATGCCAAGTACTCTCTGGGTTCTGGTGGTGAAATCGCAACAGCATATCTGGCAATCGGCAAAAAGCCCGCGGAAGTGATCAAGCTGACCTCTAAGCTCGATAGCTTCACTGGTGGTGATGTGCAGGTGTGGAACTTCCCTGAAGTATTGCCGGCGGATGTTAAGCCAGCCGAAATTCCGGCAGATCAACAAGCACTGATTACCAAAGTAGCCGGTGATCTCGATGCGATTCGTTCTTCTGCGCTGGAAAAAGCAACCGCCGAAATCCTGGAAAAAACCAAAGTCCCGGCATAACCAAAAGAAGTCATACGACCACTACCTACCCCCACAAAGGGTAGGTAGTTTTATGTATGATTTTTTACTGCTTCGTTTATCCCTTGTGTTATTAACTATTGAGTACAGCCTAATGCTTAACTACAACCAGCAGCAGATCTTAAACCAGAAAGTCAGTTCATTCCTTAACGTGTTCTTCGGCGCGCTGGAGCAGAACCAAGCAGCATTTGTCAGTTCTATCCCTACTGATATGTTTCCCCTCACTCAAGAAAAGCCGTTTGACTTCAAGGCCAACACTTACCTGACTTTCCCCGAAGACAAAGAAAACTTCGTCTATGAACTGAGCTCAGCTCATGACACAGTGATGGTTCGTCTTTCTGATGAAATACTATGTATCCAGAAATTGAAAGACAAGGATCACTACTACGGTTTCCGCATGGCACCGACCCGCACTGTTGATTCAGAGTGGTTGGTTGCACTTCACATGCTGACGACCTATGCGACCACTGTCTTGAAAGGACGAGTGCGTAATACACTCATTACCTATCAAAACGCAGGCTACAAAATCATTCCTGTATCTCCAATCGTACTGGAAGAAAAATACAAACACGCATTCAACCGCGCTAAAGCGATCCTCGCCTAATTCAATAAGTGTTCCCCGCAAGGGAACACTTATGATATATGTTTCTTTTTTTTTTGTTTTTCCTAGAACAGCTATTAGTTAGATCTATTTATGAGGTATTAACAATGGAAGAGTTCGAAGAACATTTTGATAAAGGTGTCACTGACATTGTTAGTGCGGCACTCAAAAAAGCGAGAACGGCATCGCATGAAAACATGGACATGCCTTACCGCAAAGATATTAAACTTGAGAGAACAATGATCACCTATGCTTTGGACAGTTTTCAATCTCCACTTAAAGACGGTGCATGGCTTACAGTGTTCACTGAATCCCTTCAGCCTGACCGCGGTTTCTACGATACTTATATCGAATGTTGCAAACGAAACAAGAAACGTCCTAATGAGGCGCATTTCGTTAAAACGTTCTTAGTGATCCAGTTCTTTACCAGTATCCAGCGTCAAGGTCTGACCGATGTTGGATTTCAAGTGCATGTCAGCGGTGTACATGTGGAGAGTAAAAGAACGTTCAGTACCAATCGCTTAATCGGTCGCTACGTCTCCAAACCCGCAGCAGGTAATTACGGTTTCCTGAGAACACCGTTACGTTACCCTGATTTATCTGAACCAATGAGACAGGTTATGGACGAACACGGGGCGGCATTATCAGTAATGCAAGCCGGCGACAAAGCCAACCTCGTGTTTCCTTATCCGGCAATTCTTGACTACTTAGTTAATTATATGTGATTTGACCCTTTACCGCGCCATATCACGTTTACTGCCCATTATTTACTTTGTTCAAAGTCATCCCTTTAGATGATCGGGCGGGGGACAAATGCTGCTTATGTCTCCCGCTCTTTTTTATAATGCGTAGTAGTTAGTATATTATGTTTCTCTTGCCCCATAGTTCAGTTGGTAGAACGGCGCACTGTTAATGCGTATGTCACTGGTTCGAGTCCAGTTGGGGCAGCCACATTATGGAAGGGTCGTGGGTAACCACCTCAGGTCGTAACCTCAAACCACGGCACTTCCGCCCGATTATATAGAGAGTTGGATGAGCGGTCGAAGTCGCTTCCCTGCTAAGGAAGTGTGGGAGTAATTCCACCGAGGGTTCGAATCCCTCACTCTCTGCCACTTTTCACATAACGAGATAATATGAACGTCACTATCTACGGTAAAGAAGCCTGCGCTTTCTGCAAACGCGCAAAAGACCTGTGTGAAGCCAAAGGCATCGAACACAACTATATCGACTTCGTTGAAACAGGCATGACCAAAGCCGATCTGGAAGCGATTGTTGGTAAGCCAGTAAACACGGTTCCTCAGATCTTCGTAGATGGCGTGCATATTGGCGGTTACGTTGACTTAGCTGGTTTGGTAGCAAAACAAGAAGTAGCGGCTAAAGCTGCTGAATAATATGTATTTCTAGAACACTTCATTTCAAGATAAAGCACGTACTGGCTACCGCCACTGCAATTTGTACGGGCTACCCCTTGACGCTCTCTGAGTGGGTTCGGGTTATTGTTATTTGCGACGGTTGATTAACGATTCACAGTTTTTGATTACAAGCCGATCTTATCGCACAGTCACTGATGAGGTTACTCTGCTGTCGCAAACCCTATTACTTCTCCCGAAGTGATGATTCCTTGCCCATCGTCCGTGTGGGAACAACAAGGATAAAATATGAGAATGGGAACTTTCACGCCCATGGCTCTAGCGGACACTACTACTAACTACTAAACACTACTAATCACTAAACAGAAGGTTTTTTATTATGCCGCAATTAAAGATAACAGAAACCTCCGCTAATGGCGAAGTAATCGTCGATGGTGTTGTGGATCGCACTTGTTACTACAACATGGGTGAAAATCCAATTGTGGACTTGTTGCTTGAACCACGGAAACGCGACAAAGATTGCACCTTACCTAAAGACGCTGTCTACCGCGTAATGGGTAACGGCGTGATCCAATACGTTTACCGTCACCAGTCAGCGTACCTCATCAACGACAGCGGGAAGACCATTCAGGTAATCTGGAACGCCTGCAAAGATTGATGTTTTTTTAAGGTGAGTACTATTATTGCTCACCTTAATTAATATTCTTTTACTGAAATACCAACAGTTATGTTGGAGAGTTGTACGCTAAGTAATCAAAATACTTATCGAACCACTGTCCCAGTGTTTCAGCGAGTGCTTCACTTTCCCTGAGCGAACGGGGTAACACGGATTGTTATCCCATTCGATTTATACTCGCCTAAAAGATTTCAACTCTGTATTATTAAGGTGTAATGAACAAACCATTTTGATGGATGTCCTGCGGTCGCCCTGGCGACATGAGGTTCGGTATCCGGCGGCTACTGCTGAGCGGCACGTCGCCTGAACTGATCTACTAAGCGATCCCTGAGCTGGGGGTGTGATTGCCTATATAGAGCGAATCGCATATGCGGAAGAGTAGAAGAACGTTGCGGCGTGCGCCGCTGTTGAGGACGTTCTCCCTAACTGCTAGGGCGACCACAGGACCTTCATTGAAAGTTCATTATCTCTCTCAAAGATAATAACAGAGTGGAATAAGGATGTTCCACAATGTTTCTAACCATTAAAGGTAAATATGTTTTTCATAGCTTATTTACCCTTACTGGGTAAATTCCAGTTGACGGAACAAACGGTGTTTAATCTCGTGATAGCTTCTATCAGAGGTTACATTATAAAAGAATCTTCCTATGAGCACTCCCCAGGCTCGGAAGTTATGACGCAACCATTCGCACCGAAGCGAAGATCCCGAATAGCGTGGCAACATGCCATATGGGGTTTCCGATCGATGTGCTGACTGGGGATTCTTTTAAGCCTGACCGCCAAAGGCGTGTCAGGCACACCTTCTTATTTTTTTGTCTTTTTAAATAATCTTTAAATCACTGTTATTTTTTCAAGTCTATATTACTTAGGTGAATGTAGTACAATAATCGTAACTTAAAGCTTTATTAACAACGAGGTAGTATGTATGTCTGAACTTATGGTCATTGGTTGTGGTGGTACCGGCATCAACATCATGAAAGATATGATCGATGCACCGGGGACTCGTATTCTGAAAGAAGCACAGTACCTGGCATTCGACAGTTCTGATAGCAACAGCTCTGATGGTAAATTCGAAGTGTTGCACATGAACTCTGCTAAGAACCCCGGTCAGAAAGCACAGGGTTCTGGTAAAGACGTTACCCTGAACTTTGAAAACCATGCGCCGTTTATTGCTGAATCTTTCAAAGTACGCAAGCCAGGTAAATTCTGCATCGTGATCATGTCGGTCGCTGGCGGTACAGGTTCAGGCCAGGGCTTCGCAGTTCTGCGTTATCTGTTGAGCCGTGGCATTCCAACCGTCGGTCTGTTTGTGCAGGATCACACATCTCTGGTTGAGCGTCGCAACTCTACCAAGATCATGCTGTCGATCTCTAACCAGGTGCAAGAGCGTTTCCTGGGCAAAGTCATTCCGCACGTACGCATCATCAACGATGAACGTACTCGCCGCGAAATCAACGACGAAGCTGTTCTGAATCTGAATTACCTCAGCCTGTTCCTGACTGAGTCAAATGAAGAGCTGGACTTTGAAGATATTTCAAACACTCTGCAATACTCTAAAGTTACCGGCCTGCCGCCAGCGCTGTCTGAAATCAACTTCCTGACCGACAAAGCAATCGATACCTATACGGGTAAACCGCCGGTGTCATTTGCGACCCTGTTTGATCATCGCGACAATGCGCGCCCGCTGTTCAAAGATGCAGCCTATCGTGCAACCGGCGTAATCAATCCGGACAACAATCCGCCGAAAGCTGACGTCGTTGTAATGATGCTGGATCACGGCGAAGCAGTGCAGAAGTTGAAGATTGAACTGGAAGAGCTGGATAGTGCTCAACAGAAAGCCAAATCAACTTTCGTTAAGCAGGAAGACCTCTCTTCTAATGCCGATGACAGTGGTTTTGACTTCTAATTAATAAATACTAAAATCAATATACTACTAGGGGAAACCCTAGTAGTATTATTTTTTTCATTCAAATGAGGTCATACACGTGTCTAGATCGTTCCTTGTTGAATTATCTCGGTTGGGTCTTAGTGATCCTATGAGTCAATCAGATAAACCCGTAGAACGTGACAGGCAACGTTTTCTATTGTGCCGGGGTTTAGAAGATTTAGGTTTTACTATCGAAAACAATGTTTCTGCGGGTACTTTGACGCCATACGAAGAGATGGTGCTGAATACTTTATCAGAAACGCTGACTAATAACGCTTTAGGTGTACCTTCCGATGCTCTCGTCCGCATCGTTCCTTTGGGTAATACCTTCAGGGTCTTGTTCTTATTCTAAGAGGCACTACCGCACATGCTATATCCAATCCACACCATTGACCTTCTTTATTATAGAAAGATGTTCGCTCACCTCAACGAGCGAGCCAATCAAAATAAAGAAGAGGACGATAAACTGAGCAGAAACTTTGTGATGTCATTCGTCGAACGCGCTTTTGCATTTGTGGAAGAGGTGTATAACAGCAACAACTCATTCCACCTGGACGGTTTACAACAGACCATGGATGAAGTAAGTTTTGCGGGTAATCTGGTTCAGTATGTCGAGGATGAAGTTTCCAAGCTTCGGGAGAAAGCGCTTAAGGCTGGCTGGGATCCTCGCATCAAAATCAAGGTTACCGAACGCCGTATTGCCTCTGCTGAACAGATCCTGCTTTATACCATGGACTTGGAGGCGACAGCGGAAGCTATGGCCGAAGAACCGGTCGAAGAAATTTATGACAGTGCATTCACTGAAAAAGAAGTTATCGACAACCCGACCGCGGATCAAATAAATGTCTGGTTCGACCTCCAACAAACCAAGAAGGCTGCAGAAGACGCTTGACCTTCGATCGTTCGACAAAGTAATAGAAGACGAGTTGTCACGGCGCATTGCTACCGCCCACGGCACAACACAGTCGGTCTATTTCCTGCCAGCTCTCTATCAGCGCCTTGCAAATGAACTCTCCTACTATAAAGGAACGTTCTACTGCGCTCAGCGTTATGACACCAAAGCTTTCCGCACTGCCTATGACTTCGATGATCAAAATGAAATTATTGATGAACTGGGATGCGAATTAAGTATGCGGTTGTGTGCGATGTTGGGGGTGCCGCGAATAGAGCACGGCGTGCGCATTGAATTTATTACGCACAACCAGTGGCTGATTAACTATCTTGAGGAGTATTGATGATCACTCAAAATCTGTATGTTGGAAAATTGATCTCCGCCATTAACCAATTCGTTTTAGCTGAAGATGTTGAAGAAGACATCTGCGATTGGGGTGAATGGATGGTGAGTTATGCAATGGATTGCGCGCGAGCAAATATCGCACCCGATTACCACGGTAAGCTCCTGGGTATCGCCGGTGCTGACTTTGCTGATATCATCATGGCGGAACATGGCGGGGATTTTAAACTGATCGAATTGAACGAGAGAATTATGCGCGGGCATTACTTCGACTATGCCGTCACCTCTCTGGGGATCACGTTCATAGGACATTAATATGTTAACGAACCGTTTAGTTAGCGTACTCAACCTGGTGCGTGATCTTAATCTCGCACTGGGTGATGAAACCGGTGAAGACGTGTTGTGTAGTCTGGTGGGTCAAATGGTGCACAGTCGCAACGTTGATCTCGATGACTACTTTAAACCGTTCTTCCAGGAAGAGTGGGTGCGTCGCAAAGTACTTATGGAGCTGGGACCACGATTGAATACCCTGGCTTACCAAATTAACGCAGTAAAGGAAAAGTTTACTGTGAACTCTTACAGTGTTAGCAATTTAGGAGCGACCCTTTATGGTGAGCAATAAAAGACGTCAAGACATCAGCATCGGTTTCCCTGTCAACACTGACCTCGACGACCTGGTGTTCCACTACTCCGCACTGTTTTCAGCTCACGGCGTTAAACACACTCTGCCACCGTGTACCAGTCCGCACAAAAAGCTGACCAATGCGGTGAAGGAATCACAAGAGCGTTTGCTGCGTGATTTCCAGATGGTGAACGACCATATCTATGGTTGGAAAAACGAACCGATGGACGTGGAAGTGAAAGACATGAAGGTGGCCGGCAATTCTGTGCGAATCAGTTTTATCATCGGATAACACACCATGCAATACACGCTCCTTAACGACACCGGGCTTTGTTACTTAAAGCTGTGGGAGTTGCTTAAAGACGACGACTTCTTACTGGACATGCCGCTTCAGTACGTTAAGGAAGATTGGTTCTACCAGCAACTCGATATGGCCATCGAGAGAGCCGTTTACCACAATGAATCATCTCCTCTGTATGAGACGATTCTGATGCCAGTTAAACACCTAACTGAAAGTGGTGTGGCGTTAGTAGAACCCACGTTGTCTTTGCATCTTTCCTATCCATTGAAAGTAGGCGATTCTGTTATCAACTTCCCCTACATTCGTTATACCATCACCCTTCTCACTTAATAGGAGCATCAATGATCACCGTAAACGAAGGTGACATCGTTGACTTCAGTTTGATGACCGACACGGTTCTCGGAGGTAAACGCACAGGTGTTACTGTGGCAGTTCCTCCGATGAACTACAGTGCGGCCACTCGACTGGATCCCGAGCTTAACAACAAGCACAAAAACATGTTCCCTTTCTTCCGAGACAAGGTGGACAATGTTGATGATCCTGCGAAGTACAAATACTTTGCAGTTGAGAACGCCAACGGTGTTTTAGAAGTCATTGGTGTTCCCTGGGTCATGGATACCACGTACAAACCTATTCTCACACGTGAGGTTACGTTTGTTGTGCATAACTTCCGCGAAGAGTGGCGCGGCACGATTCAGACAATGCTCAAGAATCTCGGTGCCAACTTTACTACGCTGGATAGCACAGACGTTAAATAAATAAAGGTAATAATTTACTGCTATTCCCATGGTAGGGAATAGCAGTTCATACTTTTATTTTTTTCTCTGAGGTATTTGTGGAAACAACAATTAATCCATTTAAAAATGCCGACTATACCGCAGATCGAGATTTTCTTAAATTCTATCACGAACAGATCGCCTATTACCTTTCCCATCATTATAAAACATCATCAGCAAAAATGCTGAAGTGGGTGAAGCATGTCTTCAAGGTAAACCATAACGGATTCAGAGAGGTCAAATTTAAAGTACTTGAGAAAAACAAGTACGGTGACCGTGAAATCAAAGTTAAAGGCGCTCGGGAATTCTTCGCCGGTGTAGAGGAAAAGAATCTGCACTTGAGTCCATCGTTTGTTGGTTACACTAACTACGATGAGTGTCCGTCGGTTAACGCCCTGGGTACCGAAAAGTACATTGCAGATCGCGGCAAATATAAGAAGCTGCGTAGCAAGGCGAGTCTTGAGAAAGACGACTACGGCTATAAAACGTATAACGAAATCCAGAACGCCTTGAAGATCTTTAACAACGCGCAGTCTGGAGCGATGTCATCTAACGGTACACCGATTCGTAACAAGTCGGGGCATACCACGTTAACCAGTACCTGTCGTACGGTAACGTCAACCGTGAACTTAATGAATGAACGTCTGTTGAACGGTAACCGACTCTTCATTAACTATAAGAAAACATTGCAGCACATGGTGGCAGTGCTACGATCAACGAACTTCCCGAAACTGCTTGCGGTCATGGAGCGGTTGAAGATGGTTCACGCCACCGTAGATCAAGTCATGGATATGATCTACCGTTGCACCAAGTACTACTGGAGCAACAAAGAGAACTACGAGAAGCTGCGTAACTTCGTGGAGATGTTGAATCCAGAAGAGCGCACAGCCATCCTGTGTGTTGGTGACCTGCAAGGGTTGTTTGTAACCAACCACGGTGTGATTCGTGAGTTCCTGGATGACTGGATGAAAGTACCGGAGATCCCTGAGGGTAAAACCAAAGACGACTTCGTTGCACCAGCGGATGGTGATTACTATACGCTGTGTATCACCAAGATCGGGCAGGAGAGTTCTAAACTTGAAATCAATGCGTTGAACCAGTGGCATCTCGAAGTTGAGAAGAAGTGGTTTGATTTCATTGAAGTGTTCTTCAAGACCAAAACGGCGGTGAGTGATGTTTACTCGGTAACCGAGATGGTGCGTGAAGCGGTACTGACCTCAGATACTGACTCCTCTATTTATAGTGCGGATGATGTCTGTAACATGTACGGCGGAACACCAGAAGCCATGATCGTGTTGAACGGTGTGTTGACGTACTTCATTCGCTTAATGGCGATTCACCAGCACGCACAGCTCAGCAAGAACATGAACGTCTCGGATTGTAACCTGTATAACTTGAACATGAAGAACGAGTACCTGTTCGGTTCATACGTTACAACACTGATGTCCAAGCACTACTACGCAACGCAGTTGATGCAAGAAGGCGTAATGCACTCCAAGATCAAGATGGAGATCAAGGGTGTTCATTTACGTTCGTCGAAGGTGGCCAAGGTTATTAAAGACTTTGCGCACAAGCTCATGCGTGACATCCTGGATGTTATCTATAACAAACAGAAGATGGATGCCTCTATTCTGATGCACAACGTAGCAGAACTGGAGCGAGTCGTTATCGACGGTATCAACGCAGGGGATTGGGTGTGGCTCAGCAAACAAACCATCAAAGATAAGGAAGTGTATTCCAATCCAGAAGGCAGCGTGTACCAGTACCATGAACTGTGGGAAGAGGTATTTGCTGACAAGTACGGTGCGGCACCACCAATCCCGTATGTTGGGGTTAAGGTGAACACAGACTTGACAACGAAGGCGCGTTTGGAAGAGTACCTGACAGCATTGGGTGATTGTGAAATCAAACATCGCTTGAAGGCATACTTGGAAGCGAAAGGTCAGGATAAGTTAACGACGTTCTACGTTCCTGTTGACAACCTCTTGACAATCCACACCATTCCAGAGGAGATCATTAAAGGTACAGACACTCGTCGTATCGTGAAGCAGAACTTGAAATCTGTGTACGCGGTATTGGAGTCTGCTGGTCTTTATGTCGCCAACAAGAACATCACCCGTCTGGTGTCAGACGAACACTAAAACAAACATAATACTATGTGTAGCTACTGGCATTGCCAGTAGCTATTATTTATGCGTTTATCAGGTCAAGTTGTTTTAACAATGCCAAAGCGTGCTTACGGAATTTCGGATCATCAATCTGTTTCCAACGACTTTCTACCAGCGGAACGAACTGTTTAATCATGCCCGACGTACTGTCTGGTGTATAACTGAGCTCATTACACAATGCAAAGTAAATCTGGTAATACTTCACCGCATTGAGTTCGAACCCCCAGATACGGTTAGGGCTGTAGCTGAGATCGTACTGACCAACATCAAAGAACCCTACTAACTCACGGGTCATTTCAGTGTCGAGGTAGGACTTTAACAACAGGTTGGTTTTCCACGTACTGGTTTTCAACGCCTTGACATAATAACCCAGCATGTCGAGTAATTGATCACGAACGCCCACCACAGTGAAGTCCACACCTTCACCTAACAGCAGATCACTGTAACCCGCACGATTAACGATATGTTCGTGCAGCGCGTTGAAGTAGGCGAGCTGATTGTGTTGGATCCCAAACTTCGGTGTAACCACGTTAGCCAGGAAATGATGAATACCATGACCGTCATATTTTGGATCGTTCATGTACATCCACCAACCCACCGCTAACTCTACAATGTTAAGCCCGATATAGGCAAAGTCATTGCTGTAGTCAAACGTCTGTTGTCTTTCACGTTCACCACTTGGATTGTAGCTCCAGGTAGTAATAGTGGAATAAACAGGAACCAGTGGGTCGAGATCATTTAGCGTGAGTTTCTTTAAGTCACGATTATTTTCTAACAGGCAGAACGATTCTGTACAGCCACCGTAGAAGATGACGTCACGGTGAGAACTTTCTCTGTTGTTATCAGAAATAATCTTAAAAGCAGAACACAGTGACCGGCTGCGGAACTTGGCATAGATCGTTACATACTCTAAGGTCCACGTGGGGTCAATGGCTAATGTCTGCAACAACCCTACCAGCATGTTCTGGTTAAATAAGTTCAGGTTCTTTTCACTAATGCGCTTCCACATCTGACGGACGTTGTAGTCGTTATTACGTACAAGGTTATTAATCAGCGGGTAACGCATTGGGGAAAGTCGTAAACTTACGGAAGTATCGACTAAGATAGTTTTCATAATTTTTTACCAGCATTACCTATTATATGTACACACATGCGGGCAACCGTGTGAATCCGGGGTCACCACGCATATTTCGTTATTTACATAACATTTTGCATGTCCCAAAAATATTTCAAGTCTACATTACTTGAGTGTATAAACCATAATGATATTTCATTGACTGCATATCTTATTGTGTTTCTACATTCGAATGTAACAAGAAACCTTTAAATAATCCAAAGTAAATAATGGAGAAGTAAAATGGGCGTTAACCAAAACAATGGCGGTAGCAATGCATGGGAAGACAACGGCGATAACAACAGCCGTACCCAGGACCGCAATACCCAATCAAACGGACTGACGAGTCTGCTGGGTCTGCTGGGTCAAACCTCTTCCACCTTCACTGGTCGTTCTATCCCTGAGATGAACAAAGTCCAGGAAGAGCTGCAGAAGATCTTCAAACAGCGTCGCGAAGACAAACTCAATACGCTGAAAGCGAAAATCGTTCCTGAGATCGATCTGATCAACCCGAACGTTTCTCCGATTCTCCCTGGCCTGGTGCTGTGGATGAAACAAGAGAACACCATCTACATCGCACCGTTCCTGTTCTACGCTAAGAACATGATCGTTGACGTTGAAGAAGTGGTGATGTACACTCAGCAAACTTCGCATCGCGTAAACGTGCCGCGCACTCCGTCTGCTTATATTGATAAGCGTCTGAACGCAGAGCTGGTACAGCAGTTCAAATCCAACCACAACTCTACTGCTGCGGTAGTACAGATCGCGGCTGGCGTGATCAACCTGGAAAACTACGGCGACATCCGTAACGATGAGAAACGTGTCATCGACAAAATCCAGGCGTACATGGATCGCGAGTGGGAAACTGGTATCCTGATCGAGCTGGTTCGTCAGACTGCTAAAACTGATGGCGCTAAACTGCCTTCTCCGTTCTTCAGCAATCAGCCTTACGGCGCGAACGGTACTGCGGATGCGCGTATCACTCCGATCACTGCTCCGCTGCATGGCGAGAACGGTGTTATCCTGCCTTCCAACATGGAAGTGTCTGTGGTAACTACCAACCCGAACCAGTACGGTACGCCGAACAACAACAACGCTGACAACACTCCACGTGAAGTCTGCCGCGTTCACGCGAACGTATCTCTGCTACCGGTAAACCATCAGGAATACCTGAACAACATCCGTCGCGCCAATATCAACCCAATGGGTCTGGGTGGTCCGATGAATGATGGCTACCGTCCGTTCCGTCCGTGCATCGGTCTGAACAACGCAGTGGCTGGTCCGCAGATGAACTCAAACGGCGGTATCATTCCGTTCCTGATGGGTCTGTATGTGCTGATGTGTGCGAACAACCGTTACGCATTCGCCGACGTTCTGCGTCGCGCTAAGTGTGGCGTTCGTGGTAACCTGGTTAACCTGGAACCGCGTCTGGACAAACTGTTCTCGGAGAACCACATTCCGCGTCTGGTTGGTCAGAACAGCACCAAGCTGGACAACAAGAACATCATCGATATCGAACTGGTGAACCGTTGGATCCAGCAGCACATCATGCAGCAGGCGATCTTCACTGTGCCTGTACTGCCTACCGGTGCTAACTCCGCGCTGACCAAACTCCTGATTGACCTGAACAACCCGGCTACCAAAGCTGACGCTGTGAAAGCAATCATGACTGCGGCAGATGCCATCTCCAACGGTGCTTTCTCTAAAGCAGCTGCGGCGAACTCTGGCTCTGACAGCAAAGGTTGGAACCCAACCAAGCCGATCTACCACGCATCAAACATCCTGGTTGTCGACGGTACTGCGCGCTTCAACGGCGAGCTGTTCAACCTGGGCGAACTGGATGAGATGTCAGTACATCACTTCGCGGGTCCTAACGGCGGTCCAAACGCAGACGTGTTCCTGCGCACCATGTATCAGCAGAACGATCGTGAAAACCTCAAAGCTCGTCAGCAGCGCCTGCGCATCATGCTGACCGAAGCGATGAACCTGAGCGATCTGGAAATCAACGGCTTCGGTCGTGTAGCTGTCATGGATCCAGGCTTCATGAACCTGCTGGGTACTGTGTTCTCTACCATCGGTACGCTGAACACCAGCTCTATCAACGGTAACTTCATGAACGGCGACGCGACCTTCGCGCCAGGTACTTCACTGGCCGTAGACTATGTTGCTGGCGTGAACACCAATCAGCAGGGCGGCGGTACCTGGGACGCTTACAACGTTCTGTAATTGACAACGTTGTAGGTATCCTGCAAGGATAGGTGAGTTGGGGGGTGACCTCCAACTCATTTCCTTTTCTTTATTTTTTAGGTGAAATATGTTTCCAACCCCAACTCCTGAACTCGAAAGAGTGATCGCTAAACTGACCTCTCCCGATTTGGTTGATATGAACCCTATCGCAAAGTTCAAAGAGTATGCTCAAGGTGTTGAACATCGTCTTCCCGATGATTTGAAATTTATTACACCGCATTATCCTGACTTCGAGGATTATAATTATCTGCATGATACGTCGGAATCTACCCCGATTTATCTCAATGATTATGACCTCAACATTGAAGAGGATCGCAATCGGTTAGCTGCTCTGACTCGCATGGAGTTCAACGGCAATACCTTTATGCAGATCGCTCAGTGTAGTCCGGGGTGCGGGACACTGAAAGGCAACTACTTAGTCGGTAGCGGTATCAGCTGTCCAAACTGTGGTAACACGGTAGAACTTCATTATGATAAGCAACACGAAGTCGGCCTGTGGATTAAAGCTCCTGAAGGTGTTGACGCGTTTGTAAGTCATTCTTTCTATAACACGTTCTTCTCTTCTATCTGTGTGGTGAAGCAAGGTTCCCAGCGCATTATCATTGCGCGCTATTTCATGGACCCGACCTATCGCCGTGAGATTAAGAAGAAGCATGCGGTTACGGAGATGTTGTTACTGAACATTCTCAAGGAACTGGGAATTGAAGATATCAGCATGAATGGTTTCTATCGGAACTGTGAATTGCTCATGGCCTACTTCTTGACTGGCCCTGGCGCGAAACACACGGGATTGAAAGAACGATCGCTCGAAGCCTGGACATTCTGGAACCGATTTAAGCACAAAGCTTTCTTCAACTATCTGAAAGTTCCAAGTCGTTTCTCCACTATTCTGGAGCATAACGAACGCGGGACCTGGGGGGTTGAAGGACAGCCAGAAACCAAACAGATCTATTACACCATCGCTGCGTGTAAACGATCCAGTGAGTTCTATGACCTCACTGAACAGGACAAACGCCGAAACTGTGGTATCGTGGGTGCCAAGCTT